ACAAATGACCGTTACATCTAAAGGCGGATCGCCCTTGAAGTTAAGCGTCTCCGGCATACGCAGTATGGACGCCGCATCTGATGTACGGCTTGGGTCAGCATCCAGCTTATGCTCATGGCACAGCACCTTCAGCCGCTTGGCTACAGGAGTCCAGTCCTGTCTGGTTACCTCAGTAGTCAAAGGCCAGTACACATGTAGCCCACGACCGGAGTTAACCATAGTCGGCTTTGGGAGGCCGAGTGTTTTGCAGAAAGACTGGAGCGCGGCTACGCCGTCTGCTTGAGTTGCGTAGGGTTTGTTTTCCCCGCAGTCAATGTCCAGCCAAAATGCTTTGACCGCCAACACATTGTCAGTCGATCGCGTCTTGTTAGTCTCATACTTTGCACAGCCAAAATACACATCGTAGTCTTTAGCCAGCAAGTCAGCGACTTCTTTTTCAACTTCTTCTAGTTCCCGAACAAATATTTGTTTGGGCAACCCAGTCTTTTTAAGACCTACAACACAGTACCACCCCTGTGGGGAAAGCACTGCTGATAACAATTCTGTCATTGCCGCCCCTGCATTGCGAAAAGATGGGCATCCTAGAGGCACAACAATGCCCCGTATTAGGATGCCCTGCCCGATTACAAACTGAACTTAGCCCGTTCAAGAGTCTCTTGGATCTTCAAAGCATGTTGCTTGCGGGGTATCCACTCGCCAACAAACCATTTGTAGATGGTCATCCTGCTTACTTTGAAGAACTCAGAAACGTCTTTAACCGGAATCTCTTTGGCAATGCAGAACCTACCCAGCATGACGCCGGGGCTATCCGTGCTCGCCTCTAAGTTAGCTCGGATGATTCTTGACATGTAGCCACGGTTGTCCATCGTCACTCGTCGTCAGTCCAGCTACTAATCACATCCTTGAAGTCCTTCTTAGGGGCAGGCTCGGCGTTCTTCTTGGATGCACGTTTTACAGGCTCGGGCACGTCTTCAACCTCAACTTCAACCATTACGGCTTTCATAGCAGGCTTGTTGGCTTTTACGCCATCAGTAGCGGCGGCAGTCTGCATTACTGCGGAACGGGCGGCGGGGGTATCACCTTTCTCTTTTGCTATCTCCCACTCTTGCTCGGTCAAGTACTTGACGGGCTTGAATGTTAGCTTGGGGGTATCGCTATCGCTATCAAGGCGCACTTCAGTCACCAAAGTGTTGATGCTCTTACCTTGAGCGCCAACATACTTGGCGTACTGTTGGAAAGGCATCTTGTCTAAATCGCCACGACCAAAGATGGACTTAGAAGGCAACACCAGTTGGAACACATCGCCGTCGATATCGTCGGCTAACAAAACTGCTAACCGCTGCTTGAAGGTGCAAGCACGGGAATCCCCTTGGCCTGAGCCCTTGATGTTTTGGGGGCAACCCTCGCAGGTCTTGGCTTGAGGTTCTTCGACTGACGCATCGGGTGCATCGCCATCGTTAGACCAGCAGTCAGGTGCAGACGACTCGCCAGCTACGTACTTACCGGCATAGAACTGACGGGCAATTTTTCTGCCGCCGTTGACGATCACGATATTCATTGCGCGACCTTCGTTCTTGGTAATCTCTTCGCCGTTGACCATCATGCGGAACACACCGCCACGGATAGAGATACGCTTAAGGCCGGTGTTACCAGCCAGTGATTTGGTTAAGTCATCCATACCTGCACGTTTGAGGTATGCGGGGATTTCTTGTTGGAACAAAGTTACTTCGCTCATGGCTACTCCTGTGGTTGAAAAATTACTTACGACGAACTGTTATTTCGTATTCACTATCTACATGCAATCCGGGAGGATGCACTTCGGGGTTTTCATCCAAAAACTCTTTCATACTAGTTTGGTGGATGCGCTTCTCCAACAGTCCCATAGCTCCATGCTCTTGCATAAAGTTATAGAAGCTACCCCAGTCATTAGTCCAGTAACGGTTTTTGACTGTGCGGTAGGCAATGCCTGCTGGTGAAGAAAAGCTAGTTACTCCAGTCTCCTTGGAGATTTCTACTAACTTGTGCTTGAGGGTCTGCATGTCCTCTTCAATCTGCGCAGTTTTATCTTTAAAGTCTTGGTACATCATGTCACGCTTGTCACGTAACTTAATGTACGTAGCGACTATCTGCTCTATGGGTATATCCATATCTCTCTCCTTTAATGTTTTTATTGCCTCGGGGTATTGATTATACCCTCTTTGTTGACTTTGTCAAGAGTTAATTTCGTTCTTGTACAAATCAATTATTTTTGCGTGGTAGTCCAGTTTGTTTTGAAGCATCTCATATAACTTAGCCTCGACGGGACTGCCCTCGATATGCACTACTGTTACAGGATTCTTCTGCCCTTGACGATGTACCCGTGCGTTAGCTTGCAGGTAGGTTTCGCTGGACGTAACTGGAGCGTACCATATCACTACGTTAGCCGCAGTTAGGGTTACCCCGTGCGCCGCCGCTTGTGGTTGGATTAGCAGTACTTTCGGCTCCGTGTTTTCTTGGAAACGTTTGAAAATATCAGTACGTTTGTTTACGGTTACGCTACCATTTATTATCTCCGCAGTGATGTTGTTCTTGTCCATAAACTCTTTGACGAGGTTTATGGCGTGGGTGTAGGGTATAAAAATCAATACCTTTTGCGCTGACTCTTCAATCACTTCTTGCAATACATTGAGGCGGGCGGACACATCAAATTCAATGACGTTCTTTGTATCTGTGTAGACAGCGCCGCATGCAATCTGTAGCAGCTTGTTTAGGTTAGCCGCCGCATTAACCGCAGACACCTCCTCACCCACTGCCGCAATAAGAAAGTCTTTCTTGAGTTGCTTGTAGTACTTCAACTGCTGGGCGCTCAATGGTGCGAAGCGAGAGGTGTGAGTTACATCGGGCAGGTCAAGACACTCCTTCTTGGTGAAGCGTATTGCTGGTTGCAGTAGCTCATGCCCAACTGCTTCTGAGTTTGGCTTGGGTATCCACTTGAATCGGGTAAGTTGATACATCACAGACGCTCTGTACATGGTGTACAGGGTCGGCGCTCTTGCAGGGACACAAGCTTTTGCCAGCCCATACGCATCTAGCGGAGACTGTGCCGCAGGTGTGCCAGTCATCATCCATAGCCATGTAGTCGGCGACATGATGTACTTCAGCGTCTTGAACCGCTCGGTGCGAGAGTTCTTGTAGGCGTTTGCTTCATCCACGATGATGAGGTCAAAGCCGCCGTTCTTAATCTCTTCTCTCACAATCCCAACGCCATCAAAGTTGATGATGACGAATTCGGCAATGCCGTTGATGATCTGCTTGCGCTTGGCTCTGTCGCCGTAAGCTACGTTCACACTGCGGTGGACAGCAAACTTAAACAGGTCGGCTTGCCATGCTGACTGCATGATGGACAAGGGGCAGATGACCAGTATGCGGTTGATGACGCCCTGCTCTAATAGGTAGTCTGCCGCCCATATCGCTGACGCCGTCTTGCCTGTGCCTTGCTCGTTAAAGCAGAAGCCACGCTGGTGCAGGGTCAGGAACGATGCGGTTTCCTTCTGATGGCTCATAGGCTTATACAGTCCGGGCCACTCGTAGTCGCGCACGATGGGGGATGGTGCAGACTTGATACCAAGTTTGCGTAGGGCTTGCGCTTCCTTCAACCCCCAGTTGACCGCGACCTCAGTTACATCATCTTCCTGACTGATCGCGGTACTCTTCTCAATCGTTTCAATAATACGGCTCGGGTTCTTGGTGCGAACCACCAAGATTTTGTTGTCGATGATGTGCATTTATTTCTTCAGAATGTATTGATAGCCATAAATATTGGGATCGTTGCGCTCATGGAGAAGCCCTCGATCGTAGGTTTCATATGCAATAAGCCAATCATCTTGATTGTCTACTCCACGTATCTTGCTGAACCATACACCTTCAGACCCAAACAAAATCAACCATGCGGCACGGAGTTGTTCATTGGTCATACCCCGCGAGTAGTGCCCATGCACGGAGGCAAAGGGGGCGTAATCACCAAACCTAAATGCAGGTGAGTCCCCCGTATACAAAACCCCCCCAGCCGGTATTGTGATCGGGTTAAGAGTTCCGTTTGATGGTGTGATCTGCATTGCGTGGGTAACTGCGGTTGTCGGAAGCGGTTTTAACTCTGAGATTGCTACGGGTAGTTTTTCCCCCTTTTGATAGAGGAGTTTTATGATCCACATCTTTCCCATCTCCTTTGTGTACGACACCTTCGCGCTCCAACATGGCGCGGGCTTTGTTTCGTGCGGCTCGTTTCTTTTTGACAGCGGGTGTGCCGTCGTACTGCTCATACTCTTTTTTGTATGGGCGGGGTTTATTTACGTATGGCATGGTGGCTCCTTATGCTTTATTGCCAAATAACTCAAGCCCACTGGCCTGACTTTCCATCTTCGTTGCCAAATCCTTAAGTGCATTTGCATGGCGGCGTAAGTTGGTTGCGCTAGCCCCCTGCGCTTTAAATTTAAAATAGTAAGACAGGCCAAGGTCTGGGTTGAGTTTAGAAATATCTTGCGCTATCGACATAGTCATAGAAGTAGCGCAGTCGGTACAAAACATAAAGTCGTCTTTTTGACTATGGGGACGGAAGACAACTCCAACATCATTGGCGTACATAGGTTTATCACAGCAGGTGCATGTGTTATCGCCGTTATAAAAAGGGGTAGGGGTAAGACTCATTTCATTTCCTTCCGTTGTGTTCGCAGTCTATGACTGCACAAAATTTCCGACATGTGAAGTTAGGTTTGGGATTCCACATGTCGGACTCGTACGACTTTTCCAGTCGCTCTATCTCAGGCAACCACTTTTGCCAAGCCTCAGGCTGTTGTTTGGCAGTAAATGTGGCGGGTACTAAATCTTGGGCAACAAGGAACATCAGCACACACTTGATTGATTTGACCTGCGGGAAGTGCTTGAACGTCAGCAGCGACAGCAACTCCAACTGCTTGGTGTCGGCGTACTGACTGCTCCTGCCTGTCTTGTAATCGACGATACGTGCCTTGTCCCCGTTGATGATGAGTAAGTCAGCAACCCCACGGAACCACGCATCCTTAGCACTGAACCCACACGGCTCAAAGTCCTTGGTCAGCCCCATCTCGTACTCACAATACTTATCTCCGGGCAAGTCCTTTAAGGGGTCAAGGTGTTGTTGTATGAAAGCGTATTGCGGTGGAATCGGCGTTCCGGCCCCGATGTAATCTTCAGCGACTTTGTGTACCACCTTACCGTAGTCCAAGTGTGCTTGAGGTGGCTCGACAATATCCTTTGCCACACGCATGTGGTAATACTTGCGGGGGCATTGCTGGAACAGCGAGATGCTGGAGTACGACCATGTGTAGCTCATCAGTTAGCCTTTGAATTTTGTTGTAGTGCCATAGCTGTCTCCGTATTTAACTTCACAATCAAGTGGCAGGGTCTGCGCCCATTTTGGCCTCCATCGCATGCACTCTTGTACATATCGTGCGGCTTCTTCCTTCTCTTCTTCCCTAGCTATGCAAGCCACAGCATCGTGGACAGTTAACACAACTTGGTAGCGCTCGGCAACCTTAAGCATCTGCTCGCCAATCACGCACCGTGCCAACGCCTGACAGATATTCTCGACAACCTTACCGCCGTAGATACGCACAATGCCACGGCGGGTGGAGTAAATGTATTGCTTACGCCCACGCTCGTCAACCGCTTCCGGCCTCAAGTCCATATACTTTAGCGGCAAGCCACTGGGCATATCAAACCCTATCCCGGGAAGTACGTTAACCGCTTGAGGTTGCTTGCCAAATACAGAAGTCTTGAGCTTCTCGTCCGACAGGGCATCCAAGCATACATGCGCTTCTTCCCATAGGGCGGGTATATGGGAAAACTCATCCCGATAGGTTCTCAATACCTTCTTGCACCACTCTTCCGACAGGTCTACCCCAAATGCTCGTAGTTGCGCACGGAATTTGACATGTCCCATGCCGTAGCCGCAACCCAAAATGGTTGTCTTGCCTACAAACCGCTCTTCTTCGGTCACATTTGCAATTACTTGGCGGCGGTAAATCTTTGCCGCCATGATGCGGTACACATCCTCACCCCCTGCAAAAGCGTCTACCAAATCGTTTTGACCCGCTAGCCATGCCAGCACACGGGCTTCGATCTGCGATGAGTCTGAGTCAATTAGTACATACCCCTCAGGCGGCACAATGGCGCACTTGAGTTTCGGTGGGGGCGCACCTTTCTTACCTCTCGGCAGGTTCTGAAGGTTGAGCTTGTCGTCTCCACCCCATCTGCCTGTGTGGGCAGCGTAGTAGCGTAGCGGGACTGGAAGGCTACCGCGCTTTGCTATGTCAATGAATCTCTGAGTCCGTGTCTCCTCCAACGTACTCTTTGACCCCAGCCGTGCCGCTACAAGGGCTTGCACTTGCAGGTCGGGGTGATCCGCCAACGCCTTAAACCCATCGTCGTTCTTGGCAAGGGCGTACGTCATCTTGCCTGTGGTTGGGCTGATCTTCATAGGTGGCTCAACGCCTAAGTCTATGAGCATGTCGGCGAACTTGGGGTTCGACATCAGCGAGTCCTTGTCGGCACTGGCGGCGGCAATCAACGCTTCCTTTTTGTCCACCACATCGATAAGGTGTTGTTCCAGCAGTGGCAGGTTTAGTTGCAGGGTTGGTTTGGTAAACATCCGCAAGGTCAAATCAATGAGGCGCAACTCCTTGTTCTTGAAGCTGGCGCGGAGGATCTCAAAGAGTTGATACGTAATCTCTACGTCGTTCTTGCAGTATTCACCATACTGTTGCAGGTCAGCGGGGCTGAAATCACGGCGGCGCTTACCCATTGCCGCCACAACCTCATTGCCCTTTTTCCCTACGCCGTACCGCTCGGCGGCTTTTGCCAAGCTGTTGCCAACCTCAGTGCCATCAACCGCACGAAGCATAGCCAATGTGTCCATCAGCGCAAACGGATGGATACCGAAGTACCACGCCAATATTGCACCGTCAAACATCATGTTGTGGGCGACAACAAAGTACTTCTCCATTTCAAACTGGTCAAGCCAGTCCTTGGTCTCGCTCTTTGTGCCGCTAAACCACTGGGCTGGCTCGTCCCCAACTTTGACAGATATGCCAATGACTTCAAAGCGATCGTCACGGACGTACTCCTCTGTGGTCAGCTTACTCAGACTGAAGTCCTTGTCGTAGTAAGTCTCAAAGTCGATCGTAAGAAAGTTCATGCTTTGGTAAGTTCACGGTTGAGATACCAAATAGCTTTCTCTAAGTCTTGCCGTTTGTTACCTTTGTACTCGGCTCGGCTGATGTACTTCACAGCGTTACCCATGTTGTAGTTAAATGCCTTGGCTTCGATGAAGTCAATCGTCTCAATGCCGCCGGTCTTGTAATGGGCGGGGTGATTTACTGGGTCGGACGCAGGTTCTACCATAGTAATCAACTGAGAAGCCAGCGCATCCTTGGCGCTTTCGTCTAGCTTGTTAGTGTCTACCCACGCATACGAATACTCTTTCGTTGGCTTCAGTTCGGGTATTTTCTCGCCCCTCAATATTTTGGCTTTCTGTTTCGCATACTCCCCAATAGGTACGCCAATTTTGTTAGCCAACATTGCCTCGGATACAGTTACCGCGATCCTCTTGGGCATGTTCTTCCTAACCATATACACAGTCTGATATGTTGTGTCAAAACGGGCCGCAACATCTTTCAATGCCATGTTGGGGTTTGCTGTAAGGTAACGACGAATCTTCTCTGCTCGGCTTAATTTCTTTGCCATTTTTCTCTCCTGTTGTTAAAAAGGTGCTTGCTCTACTTGTTCAACGACTTGCTTTTTGTGTAAGTTCTCTAACGATTTGCCATTTACTCTGTGGAAAGGCCACCACGCCATCAGTTCCTTTTGACTCAAGATTTTTGGCGTGGTATCTGAGGTTTTGTTTGATGGCCTCTTTGGTTTTGGGGTCATAGCTTTCAAGCTCAAGGTGCCTTTGCATTTCTACGCTTTGTTGTAGAAACTTGCGTATCCACTTTATCCCGCCCAGCCTCATGTATTCCGTGTACTCGGTCGATGTCAACCGCATGTTCACCGCCCGCCCCGCTTCTGTTTTTTCTTTTGGCATCTACTTTCTCCTTCGCTATACGTTCCTCTTCTACCCACGCCGCCTCATCTGCGAGGTCTTCTTCAAGAGTAGGGTGTGGGTCGACGTTAGGAACGCACCGCCAACGTAATCTCGCCCGCATAGCCCTGACATCTGCTTCAGATATGTTTCTCGCAGAAATGTCTCCCAGCACGGCGCGTTTCATAAACTCCCCGCCGTCCATGCCTATCAAAGCTGCGGAGTCCAAAAAGGTTTTACTCTTAAAGAAGTAAACACTACGGATAGCGTTGGGATTAATATTTATTCGGTTATTACGCTCTTGGGTAGTTGGCCTAAGCGTTAAGTCTTTAATTGCTTGCGCAATGACAGCGGCTATCAACCGCGCACAACGCTGAGACTGGACGTCAATACCTTCTCTTGTAGACAAAAAATCAATACTCATGGCCTTCCTTTCTAAATTTAACTATCGAATCTTGAAAACGATATTCGCAACTATGCTTGTCGCCAGCTTGTTTAGTTACAAATACCAACCTGCAATCGGTGCAATACCACGCTGACCCTTGTGCAACGACAGTCGTCTTGTTTGGGTGCGTACCTTTCTCCCTACCAAAGAATGTGCGTATACGCTCAAGCACTGTTTCTCTCCCTAAGCCTTGCATCAACCTCATCAAGCAATGTATGCGGGTCGCTCCCAAGATTGTGGATGAGTCTTTCCAACTCTTCATCCGTAAGTCCTACCCATTTTCTTTTGGGCGGGAAAGACGACACTGCTAATCCATCCTTGAGTTGCCGCTTCAAAGCGGCGTTTTCATCCATAACCGTAGCCAACATTTGGAGATGCTCTTTGTGCCGCGCTTCCATGACTCTGACTATCTTTTCAAACTTGTAAGACCACGACCTCATAGCCTCACGCAAAATCTGCGATTCATACCAAACAAAATTCTCGTCTATACCTTCAACGTTAATGTTGTTTTTGACAATAAACATTTTGTCTTCGTCATCCATTCTGTTGCTCCTTCCATCGTTTACACAAATCTTTTGCCGTCTTGCTCTTAGGCTTCCTGTCGCACATGTTGCTGATTGATCGCTCCTTTGCTTTTTGTTTTAACGTCAGGGGCGGGGGCGGGTCAGGATATAAACCATTGAACCCCACTGTGCCTAGCACTGCACTGAGAATGAGTCGGTCAATCATTCCTCTACTCCCACGTTCAGTAAGCGCAGTTTCATGCGCTCAAGTAACCACAGAACATCCCCGCCATCGGCGTAGGTTGAAGCAAAATACTCTTCACCTTCCTTGTCGTAACCGATCAGGATTACACCCTCCAGTTTTCCTTTGCTGTTCTCAAGCACCATGTCAGGGTCAAGGTCGAGTCTAGTAATGCCGTTAAATAAAATGACGTTGCTCATGTCTCATCCTCCGCATGTTCAAATAGACGTTGCTTCAACCTTTCGATTCGGCGGCTGTTGTACTTGATAGCGGCATCTGCGTACTCAGCGGCAGTCTCAGCTTCCAACTTGCGTAGGTATGCTTCTTGTAGTTCGGTGTCGATCACTTCATAGATAGTCTTTGGTCTAAGAATATCCTTGATGTACTTGACTGTTGTCTCTCTGAATGTCATGCGTTCTTCTCCTTAAGTTTGGCTTCAATGGCGCGGACAAAACTTCCAGTGTTATGTGTGCCCCTAACAATTTCTGAAATATCCTCATTTGTCAGCCCTACCCATGTGCGCTGTGGTTGCATAGACAGTTTGATGTTGGCAACTCTTAGTCTGCCTACCAAGTCGTATGCCTGTTCTTCCAGTCGATTGCATCGCTCACAGTCCACAGGTCGATTGACCGCCTTGTCCACGCTGGACTGCATTTGCTTTTGCATCCCATCAATAAACCCACGCTCGTAATCTGCGCCTTGGTCAAGCGGTGGTTTACGCAAGATAACCTTCTCAGGGTCTGTTGGATGGTCTTCAAAATAAGCGGCTGTCATGCTTCCCTCGCTTTCACCGCTTTCAGTTTTGAGTCTGCATACTTGTCCGACAAATACTCCTTACTCCTTGTCCATGCAAGGCGAGCTTCAATCAGGCTGTTTGGTATTCGAGGGGGTACATTGCCGCCAAGCAACCACACCCACTGCTTATCCTTACCCAAACACCACAGTAAGTACCCTTGTGGTTTTTTGTTGTCGTACTCAAGCATCCAAATCATGTGTTCTTCTCCTTGAGTTTGGCTTCAACTGCTTCCATTGCATCTTCGGCGGTGCGACTAAATCTCCAACATTCGTCACGCTCTGAAATCGTCAGCCCTACCCAAGGGCGTTGATAAACTTGGATGTCATCGTCGTCTTCTGCTTTGCGCATTGCCGCCTTCACCGCTTCCTTGCGTTGCTTTGCTTGTCGTTCAATCTCGTTGAATGCTTCGTCTTCTTCAGTCATGTTCGCTCCCTTGTTATCTTTGGTTCTCTGCGTAAGACATACAGCCAATACTTGAATGACTTATGCCCACCCCGCCATGCGCCTATGTTTAAACGGATGGCGTACAAGAAGATGCCCCACTTGTAAGCCCAAGCAAGTTCTTTCTGCATCGAATCCCAGTCAGCAAAATTGCCGTTGTTGTATGTGATTCGGTACTTGAACTCAGTCATCATCGCCTCCGTTCTGCGTTGTGTAAATCATCCAACCGATCATGGCGCACACAATCACAAACAGAATAGCGCCTAGTGCCAATATCGTTGCCGTTACAAGAATACTTGTGATTACTTCTATCATCTCATTCTCTCCAATGTTTGGTTAATGACCCCACGAATCTCTTTAAGTTTGGGTAACTTGTTTGCACTCTCATTGAGTAGGTTATCTATCTCTAGTAGGGCGTTGTAGTAGTCAACCCCATTGAGGGCGTGACGCAAATCGTCCTCGTCCTCAGGATAATTAAATTCCAAAACTGCTTTCATAAAATCTCCTTATGGGCTACCGCTTAACTATGACCGTTCCATCGCCCCAAGCCATGCAGGGACAGATGCAACATTAGCTTCGTCAACAATAAGCGTAAAGCCGCCAGCCTCTCCAATTCGTTTTAGTTCTCTATCTTGCAGAGCAGTAGTCTTACCGCCATTGGCTTTGCATTCGATCGCGAAGAATACACCATTGTGGCAACCAATGATATCGGGGATACCACTACGCCCATAGCCCCCTGTCGCAGGCATAAAGTAGTAAATGCCCAGCTTATCCAGCATAGTCTTTAACTTAGCTTTTACTTTGCCCTCAGGGGTCCTGTGTCTCTCCGTCTAATTGTTGACAAAGTATAGCACACAAAAAAGCCCGACGCAATAGCTCGGGCGAAAAAAAAGACATACTGACGATTAGTCAGTATGTCTTGAGAGTGGAAGAGTATTAAGTTAGCAAGTGGTTATTGTCTCGCCACCGATGAGGAAGTACAGGTCGGGGTCGTCGGGGAATTTAACACCAACATGTTCGATCGGTTGCTTGTACTCCATTATTTTTAGGATAGCAAACTTCTCTTGGAAGTTAGCTGGTAAGTCGTATGTACTGGTCGTCTCCATACGCACATTGTGTAAGTCGCTCATATCAACCACGGTAATCGTTCCGTCTTTCTCTGTGCGGATACACATACCATACTTGCTGACAAACGCATGCTGTACTGCTTTTGCGATTCGGTAATTGTCATACTTGGCTTGCCCCTCGACTTTCATTGCTTCGGTTAGCTCGGGCGACATTGGCGTTGCCCCAGTTAGGTAGGCTAGTACATGAGCATGGTGAGTACTAACAAACCCCCTCGCCTGAGACCCTGCGTTGTTTATCATGCTGTTGATGTAGTCGTTAACATCGTCGGCTATCTTGGCAGCTATCACATTCGGCTCGGTGCGTTTGAATACATCCATAGCAATCTTGACTGCATTCTTAAAATGCTTTGTCTGCTTGATGTTCTTACTGTTCGAGCCGCTCGCCTTACGCTTGGTTTTTATCCGCTCTGAGGTGATATGGTAAGAATCAAACTTAACGCCTTCAACAGCATGATGGTCAATGTTAATCATCCCGACTCGCTCGTAGTCGTGATACACCCATACCCCCTGCACCTCAAGCTGAGATACATTCCTTACCACATAGGAAATGCGTGGCATCCTGTGATGCAACTCACGCATAAGGTTCTCCAATGATGGCGCAAGCTTTGTTTGCTTGTCGGTGTTTGCGTAATCAATTTTCATAGCTACCCCCTTACCAGTTGAATTTAGAAATGATGGTGTCCACCTTGGACTTAACAGTCTCACGCATGTAGTCACTCTCTTTCAGACTCTCTAAGCTAGCACCGTTAAGTGCGTCAGCAAGATCACGCCTTGCTTGTTCGAGCTTGACATCTTTGGTGATGTTTAATTTACTCAGCAGATCCACTAGCTCGTTGGCGTTTGATAGCAGAGTACTATGAAATACCTTGCGCTTGCCGTCTTCAGTCTCACCCAGTCGATCGCTCATGTGTGTTAGGCAGTTGTGCAATCTGTCCCACACATCACGCATGGCGGTGTTGAGCCGTTTGTTAAAGTGCTCTTCGTAGTGCTGTACCAACTCGGCTTTGGCTTGCTCACCGATATCGATACGGAAGTCACCCGATGTTGGCAACGGCGAGATGGTGTACTCGAACTTGAACTTGCTATCCAATTCTTCGGGTTCGGGGTACTCGTCTCGGTTGAACAGATCACCCAACTGAAACGCCATTGCTGATACTAGCGTAGGGTAGATGGTCTTGAAGTTGTTAGCTAGCGCGAGGTAGTTAGTCCTGTGCGTATCCAACTCCTGCTTGTACCCACCTGCGAACAGATTCTCCATCGTCACAATGCGACCACCTGCATCCGACCAAGGGCTTGTGCGCTTGGTGTTCCACAGCCTTACATTAGCGGCGTACTTAATTACCGCATCCAAGTGGTGATTGCCAGCAAACAAATGCTTGTGGTAGTTACCTGCCCTTACCTTTGTGTGCTTCGATGCGTCTATCTCGTTAGAGACTGCTTTGTCTAGCTTGCGACCAGTCCAGCACGAGATGCTCAACTCAACCAACATGCTTGATGTTGCGATACCAATAGATTCAAACTCTTCCATGACTCTCTCCTGTTATGTTTAAAAAGACATACTGACGATTAGTCAGCATGTCCGACTCACTCAATATGTACACACTTACCTACTGTCGGAACGAACTCGGTGTTACCCTTGACGCACCACAGTACTGGCGCATCGATACCCGCCCAGTTGCCATCGCCACCGCCGTAGAAATACCCATCAGTCAACATCACCACGCATTGCGGTTCAATGCGCTTCTCGATTAGGTACTTGGGTACACACTCGGGTTCTGTACCGCCCCCACCTGCAGGCTTAGTTGACTTCACCGCATTGGCGACCTCGGCGTCACGATATGTTTCGTGCTTGGCTACATGGCTATCCCAATACAGTAACTCAACACACTCGGGCATTACCTCTTCGCAGATAGCGTTGAACTCGGACATGAACATGGAGAGCAACTCACCACCGATTGAGCCCGATGTATCTACGCCAACAGCAATGGTCTTCGCCTTGCGGGACTCTGTGTTGGGCATGATGAGGTTGTTTGCCAACATACGACGATTAGGTCTACGCCATGTTGACTCATCGCCACCACGAATAGCGACTTTGATGAAGTCACGCATGGCTTCTTTCCAATCTACCTTGGGGTGAAGCAAATCAAAGATGCCTCGAGAGACATTACCTTTCATTTTCCCTGCGAGGATAGAGCCTTCACGCAAAGCGGAATCGATCTCACGATCAAGCTCTTCTTTCTCGTCACCAGTTAGTTCCCCTGCGCCACCCCAGTCATGCTCGTCTAGTTCACCGCGACTTCCTGACTCATTGTCACTTTGTCCACCACCGTGACCGTTTTTGTCCTGCCCATTGCCACCACCCTTACCACCATTGCCATCCTTGCCACCCTCGCATTCCTCTTTGAGAATGTCATAGACTTGCTTGGTATCCATGCCACGAAAGCGCTCATCCAAGCAACCCATCAGGTCACCGTCAGCATCGCGAGGCATAGCGACTATGGTCTGGCTAAGGTCGGTATCGCGTATCTCTAGGTTGATAACATAGTCCATAGCCATGTTTGCCAGCTGTGCGTTCTCTTTGGCAAGGTTACGCCACACGCTCATGTGTCGATACGCTTTGTGCATTGCTTCGTGTACTACCAAGAATGCAAGTTCCTTGTCGTTCAGGGAATCAACAAACGCTCGCCCATACACTACATCCCTACCATTAGTGGATGCAGTCTTAGCCTTGTCACACACAGTTACTTTGCCAACCATGAACACACCTGAGAAAAGACAGAAGTCTTTGTGTTGCATGAGTTGCACATGGCAACGCTCAAGGCGCTGCTCGGCAGTCAGTTTCATAATGGTCTCCAATACATAAAATCAACAATCATTACGATGATGGCGACCGCCATCACCGCTACTAAAGCAATGCTGTCCTTGCTCACTCGTTTGCCTCCTTGAAGATTTTGTAAGACGACACGATCTCGTTACGCAAGTCATCGTCATCCAAGAATGCGTGGATGAAATTCTTGGCAGCTCGTACCTCTTGGACTTTGGCTATTGCTAACACAGTAGCAAGAACAGCCCACGCTAACAAAAACAATTCGGCAAAAGAAAATTCAATCATTACGGCTCTCCAAATCTAAAGCAAACTCATAGCATGAGTCCACGGTTTCAACAACATTGGCGACAAACTGACGCTTTGTCATGTTGTCCCTTTTCTGTATGCCACCCTCTGCCAGTACTAGGCAAAGCGCAGTCATACTTACTTCATAGTCCTTGTTGTGTAGCAAGTGCCCGATGGTCTGAGCAAGTGCCAAGCACTCATCCATCTCTTGGTCTGTAAACTTCATGTCTATTCCTTTCTTAGAATAAGTACTGGTTCTCACGCATCCAAGTAACGAACGATCCGCTCGTCATCAGAATCTGTTTCTTCTCGGGGTGTCTGCTTGTGGACAAACAGAAAACGGATTGAAGCTCTTTCGGTGTACGCTTTAAGTATTCAAACCACTTGCTGATGTTGCTTCGATCGATCCGTTGCATCGCACCAAACGCCATAATGTTCAATGCGGCTGGGCTTGTAGGCAACTTGCATCCTTTGGGGTCGGCGATAACTTCTTCCCATGATGGTAAGGAATCTGCCACCTCGACATAAGCCAACATATCCCGTGCTGCACTCTCACCGATTGTCCCTACTAGAGCAACAAGAAGCATATTTCTTGTGATCTGGCTACGCTTGGCTACGATCTTGCTCGCCCTTGCAAGTGAGCGAGGGGAAACAAACGAACGGCGTGGTTTCTTGGGGTCAAAGATATACGGATTGTCCGCCTGAGTTGGATCCTTGTATGACGCTAGCGACATAGGGAAAGCCTTCACCCATGCAATCACCTCGGCTTCGATCCCATTGTTCATAGCCCAGTTACCCCAACTATCGTCATCGCAAGTGCCATCAGCGTTAAACCCTGCATGCGGTTTCTTAACTGGGGCAATCACGATGCGGTTGATACTATGGTCTTTCAGCATATCGCCCACGCCATCGGATGAGTTGTTGCCCGTAGTCACTACGATGCTGTCTTTGTGTAGCTTGTTACCAAAGATGCGACGCTCGTTTAGCAGCGGGTGAAGCATGTTCTGCACAGCCTGACTAGATGGCTTGGTGAACTCGTCAATGAAGATCATCAATGGTTCATTCAAGTGAAAGCCCCAGTAATCATTGGGATAGAACGCCGTTGTGCGTGTCTCATGGTTAGGCATTGGAATGCCCAAGTCACCCAACTCGGTGTTAGGTGTGTCGATGAACACACCACGATAGCCAGTCTTTGCTACCATCTCTTCAAACATGGCGGTCTTACCAACACCAGGTTCTCCAACTAAGTGAACAGGGCAGTCGCTACCAAACGCCAAGATCGCATCCTTAACTTCGTTGAGGGATGCTTCTGCTAACAATCTAACTTCCATGATATTTCCTTTGTGGTTAAAAAAACTTTGATACCGACATACTGACTGGTTGTCAGTTTGTCCTTCATCCTATGTACTTCTGATTGGAATCACGCACAGGGGACTTCTTGCTTGCTATCGTGTACTCGAATATCTCGTTAGCAAACTGGCGCTTTAGCAGATCCCCAAACTTGCGATGGAATCTTGCATAGGTGCACGACCATGAGATACCACCACCCATTTGGCGATAGTGTTCCTCGCCCATCATGTATGTGATAGGTGCGAGTACCTCGTACATGGCTATCAGTCTATCTTCCTCTGCCTTGTCAGCTAGGGAATCAAGGTAGCCGAACAGCGCCTCACGCGCACGATCTCTCGCCCTTATGTCGTGCCTTGCGCCTCTGTTGATAAGCGGTGCCATGTACCACTCTTTCAGCGTCGCCCCCTCAAACTCGGGTAGGTCGTAGCTGTCGGGTGCTTGCTTAGTACTAAACTCACTTGACATGGTTAGTACTTGCTTTGCGTACTCCGAAAAGAAAGCGTACTGTTTGCGGTACTTCTTCAGCACACCTGATCTAGGCTTGTACACCCATTCGTCGTTTACATTGATCGGATACCCATTGGGATCTATGCGTATCGCATAAACGCCATGCGCAAGGTAGAAGTGATCGTTGTGTCGATAGTAAATCTTGCCATTCACTCGGCAGATCTTGTCCAGCCCAAGCAACTCTTGCATGATCTGTGCAGTACTGATCGATGACCAACTACCTATACCTGCTTGTAGCATGATATAGCCATCAGGGTGATAAGTGATTACATCGGTTTGCCAATGCTTGACTATGATGTTGCCCTCGCCGTCCATGTTGATGCGTGAACGGCAATGCTTGCGGTTGCTACCCAATGGGCGCTCGCCCTTGTACTTGCCTTTGATGTAAGGCTTGCGGGCGTTGTAGATTTTCAAAGCAGTTGCATAGTCAGGCATGGAATCTAGATTCTCAGGCATGAAAGCGCGTGCATGGTAGTCGTATGCCATGTTGGTTCCTTTCAAATTTTAAAGTCGTAGTCGGGGTAGCGGGTTTCCAATTCGCTACGCATTTTTCTGATGCGTACAGAAGCATCTCGGTACAACCCCAATGCTTGCATTGCTTGTGACATGTCGGTATCAGGATGCGCCACCAGTTCCAACACATCCGCACCCATCTCGGCGTAGTCGGCACATGTTTGGTTCCATTGCTTGATAACGCCATAGATGCGCTTGCCGACATGATTACTTTCAGTCATTTTGTCCATCTCAGTTCTCCTCTATGTGTTTAATTGTCGTCCTTGCCAAGTGAATATCAGCGTTCAAAGTCGAGAGCCATGATGACTCCTCGATGTACTTGTCCGATGATTCGATTAGGTACTTGAGTACCGAAATTAGAGCTTCGATCTTTTCAGCGTCAGTCATTCTCTGCCCCTTTGTAAGCACCATTGAAAAATGTTGGTGAACCAAACGCTCGCACCATACCCACAGCGGCTCGGTGTCTGTCTTTGTTCATACGGAATGAGGCAAGCTCACGCTCGTACTTCCATATCACCACGCTTGTTGCCTTCTCACGCTTGTAGGGCTGTGACCAATGTTTGAACGCCTGCTGTACGGTTATGCGTCCACCATGCGGTGCCCAAGGGCTTTTTCGTGCATAGAATTTATGTCTCATCTCACTCTCCCTCGCACATGGGGCACTCAGGATAAGCGCCTTTATATATGTGGGTGAAGTCGCCTGTGTATCCGCATCGGATGCAGACATGAACCTTAGGCGGTTCGACATTCTTTGCGGCATTCATCCATGCTCGTCTTGTTACTTTGATAACGAAATCAATCCTGTTGAGGTTGTGTTGTGCGACATGCTGATTAGTTGTCATTCTGTCCCCCTGTCTAATGCCACAGTTAATAAAAAGCCAAAGTACACGCCACCCAACATAAGGCTAGCCTTATGCAGATAGCCCTCGCCACTCCAGCCCATGAGGGTGAGCCCACAAGCCACAATGGTTGCGCCGATGAAATATATTGCAGTCATTACATGCCCCTTTGTTCTTTAGGATTGGTATTGCGCAAATCGTTGCGGTCGGTGATTAGCTGATAAGCACCCTTGGAATAGGGAATGCCTACGCACCAACCAAGGCGATCCTCTCGGGACTGCCGTTCACCGCAGGGTTTGCATACGAGATGCCCATACTGGGCGCGAGCCTTACCCACGCCGTTTGTGCACCCGATGGTGCGACAGTAGCCATTCTTCATGCGGTCACCTCGGTCGTAATCAGGTAGTCACCCTTGTCGATACACGCAAGCAAGGCATCACGAATGTGATTGAACTCAATGGGGTCTTTAGCAATAGATTCACGGGTACGCCTAAGCGCCTCGGCATCGGTAAGCACCTCACTCTTAATGTGATTAAAGTCACACCGATAGTAGGAAGCCACACGCCCCTGTGGGCGAGCCCACATCATCACACGAACGATAGTCCAAGTAGTCATAACTCTCTCCGATACAGAACATTACAGAAAAGACATACTGACCAAATGTCAGTTTGTCGCTGAGAGTGCTACAAGTCGATCGCCCATAGCATCTCCCTCGCCGACAGGCGAAGCCTGAGTATAACACAAAAACTATACTTTGTCAAGTGTTTGTCTTCTATCGTAGGGTGTATTGTTCTGTAAATTTGACGAAACCGATACAGAAAGTATTACAATGTTCGGTGTTTTTTACGATTTAGAACAATAGGAGGGAAAATTCGAACAATACTAAGTTGTTGATTTATATAGGTTTTTTTGTTCTTCTTCTTCTAAAATTAATTATATATATTTATATTGTTCTATTGTTCTTGGATGTTCCGAAATAGAGAGAATATGTACGCCAGTCCACGATGAGGTGCTGATAAGAGATGCACTTGCTGGGCTGCGCGGTCGAACAGCGAAATTCAGAAATCGGCTTTTCTCGAAACCGCCAAGAACAATAGAACAATACGGAACATTCCTTTAAAATCAAGGACTTAGTATTGTTCTGCATTGTTCTGTTTTTTTATTTGCCGAACATTGTAGACATAATGACTTAGTGTCAGTTTGTCGCATGGGGAATTCACTGCGCAGCTACCGCATTGGCATGACCGATCCCTGACCTTGGTGTCTTTTTAGAACTAAGTATGTACGGGTTTCTACTATTGTGTTCCTGTGTGGTTCAACTAGATTCGGTAGTGGCGTAGTGACACAGGGTCACTATGTCATTAACCAACCAAGGAACTAAAATGCAAAAGACAGTTGTTGCACAGGCAATCGATCAAGTGATCGACCAAGCCGACCAAGCAGGCGAGTTATTCGCCAAATCCGAACTCGACGCAAACCAAGCGTTGGAACTTTTTGCAAGGGCAGTTGGCACAGAGCCATCATTCGATACTTGGACAGCAAAGCGTGTATCGTTTGTGAACGCCTATGTTCGCACCAAGCCGACCGCCAAGGGTAACAGCGCCGACCAAGCGTTTACGAGGTTTGTGCGCCGTTTAACCGAGGCATTTGGTATCACCGCACCAAAGGCAACAAGTGAAGCCGCGATCGCCAAGCGTGAACAGCGAGCCAAAAAAGACGCCGAGTTGTTAGCCAAGCATGGTGACATGACGCCGACCTTGTTGCGCTCGCAGTTAAAAGCCGCATACCAAACGCTCGCCGACCAACCAACTAGCGCCATCGCCAAGGCGCAAACCAAGGAACTCGAAAAGGTTTTGAAGATCAAAACAAAAGACAGCGACGCTCAGGAACGCCAAGAACTTAAGGTGTTGCGTGACCAGTTGCGAGAGGCGTTGAAGAACTGCGCCGACATGGACAAATTGCAACAAGCGATTGACATTCTCGCCGATTAATAGAACTTTAAGCCACCGACCAAAAATCGGTGGTTTTTTTCCTACCGCGTTGGCATGACCGTTCCTAGCCTGTTTTGTCTTTTTCTGACTGGGACATGTTGATCAAAAATAATTATGTCTTTTAGGGTTTCCCCTATTGTGTTATTTTCTCACTACGCTAATATGGAAACACCTAGGGAATAGGTCTCTAGGACATTTCGGAGAATCACAATGGAAAAGAAAGTAGCAGATCCTATTGAAGCTTTGAGCTTCGATCAAAAAAATGTAGCGTCAGATTGTGGGAAGAGCTTTGCAAAGAATAAATTCGAGAGAATCGAAATAGCTAAGAGCTATTCTCGCATGCTGGGTACAGATCC